CATACGTATGGAAGAGCGTCTCATCAATATCGAATATCGTAAGCGTACCTGAACCAACAAACTCTCGAAATCGTTTTTTTATCATAGTTTACTCTACCACAGTTTTGATAAAATGTACATGCTTATTTTACGCGAACTTTAATATCGTTTGGATACTCTCCAGCTTTAGAGTTTCTAACCTCAATTAGATATTTCTTGACAGGAGATTTAAGATCGATGTAGATGGTTTTGGTATTTTTTCCAGGATATCTAACGCCTTCGACTGTTACGTTCGATAATGCATCAAGCTTTTTACTATTGATCCAAAAAACTTCCCAACTCGAAGTAGTCTTACGAACATAGAAGTAGTTCATACCCCATACACGTTTAAAGATGTCTTTGATTTCTCTGGTATTTGCTCGCACAACAGGATACTTTGGTCTTACTTTCTTCTGGTTCTTTCTCTCGTCGAAACCAGCTTGAACTTTGTTGAGATCTACTCCAAATTTCTTTAATAGTTCTGCACCTTCAGAATTGACTTGTAAATCACCTTTATCATTGAATAAAGAACCCGCGCCAGGAAGAGCACTGACCGTGGCACCATTGACATCTTTTAGAGAGATATACCACTTTTTTCCAGTGGTATCATGTAAAACGATGTCACCAATAACTTCACCAAGTTTCTCGATAGCCACTCCGGTTTTTTTAGTAGAGCCTTTTCTTTGTTCTACCTTTGCGATTTCTATATTTGCAAATTCGGGATATGCGATTGACATTTTTTCAATAAGATCTTTATAGGAACTGTCTGTCAAACCACGAAGGAAATACTTTTGTAGATCTGTTACGACTTTACCTTCAAACTTCTCGCCGCGATTAGCGCCTTGTGCCACAACCAGATCGAACTTCTGACCTTCAAATGTAAACGAACAACTCGAGAACTTCGAACTGTTCGGAGAAAGCGCGTTAAACTTAATCTGCATAGCGCCTTGAACAGAACTCTTTATCAAAGCTTCGATGTCCTTGATAAGCTTAGCACTTGTATTGTTATCTTTATTAATTAATTGTAATCGAAATTCTCGAGTAGACTTATCGCCTTTTCCTGGTTTTCCTGCCGGCGCAGTTGTTGCTACCGTATAGTTATACGGCTTCAATATTTGGTTTAAATCTGATCCAAACTGTTTAAAATCTGTGGCCATGATATATTTATAAAACAAAAGAAAACCGCTCCAGTATCTCTACTAGAGCGGTCATATTAATTTTAATTATATTAGGCTGCGATTGCAAACCATTCGGGCACCGGGCGTTTAGTCCATGCCATCTTAAAGCGTTCTTGCTTCGTCTGATAAAACTTACGATAAGATCCTACGATATCGTTGTAGTCGATACACTCGGGAAAAGCCGCCATAGCCAATGGGAACTGAGTCTTGTAACCGACTGGAATGTTACGAGGCAATTGCTTGAGCGCTTCTCGTAGCAACGTATCAGTGCTATGAACCTTACCATAGCGATACGTATACTCGTCACAGAGAGCAGCGAAGTGTATCCAATGCCAATTGTAATTGTTATTACTGACTGCAGTCCAAATCGTGCAAGGATGATGCATGTGCACAGCCCGATAGAACGTATCTTCGCGTTCGTCAGGTAGAGTCCATGCCTTCGACATCGTCTTGCCAGACTTTGAAGGGATACGAGTCTCTACACCGTCAAGCATACGGTGGACCGTCGAAAGCATCTGAGCACTCTCGACGATCATCTTTACAACATGCTTGTCACATTGTAATTGTGCTGCTTTCACAGGATCAGTATCTAATACAAATACATTCATATTCCAGCTTTCTTTACGAGATCTTTATATCCACGCCACGATGGATGGATATTATCGGGTTGAACATACGAAGTAGAGATGATACGATCTCCGTAACTGACAGCGATGCTTTTCACTGCAGCGTTGACTGCAGGTTTGCAAAAGCCTTTATTACAAGGAGGCATGATCCATACTACATTGCCTACCTTAATACGAGTTCTAATTTTTGTAAACTCTTTTTTTGTATCCACGCCGCTATGATCGTTTGTTCCGAGGCTAATCACGATTGTCTTGGCTTCAAGCGGAGTCTTACCCCACTTTTTGTTCCATTGCCAAGTATTCCAACCACCTTTCGAATAAGATACACACTCTTTTGGAGCAAACATCTTCGTTCCAACTGCGATCGAGTCTCCCATGATCAAACATTCAAGCATTAGACTTGAATTCCTGTCACTTGTTTTAGATATTGTGTTGCCACTTGCTGGCTTGTTTCAGTGGCGCCAACAATCACAGTATCAGAGATGACAACGTTGTTATCAGGTGCCGACATCATCCACGGCATCATCGCAAAACCTTGAGGTCCCATACCAACTGTACGAGGCTTGATCAGTTCAGTGACTCCACCTTCTTGCTTAACACGAGAGATCAACTCTTCACCTGACATCAGCTTAATCGTATATACTTTATTCTGTTCCATTATCTTCTACCTTCTTATAAAGATCTCTTGTGCCTTTCCAGACTTTAATTCCACACCCATCATATTCCCATTCACGTAGATCAGGATCGAGTTCTTTCATATCTGGTTCTGGAGTATCATAGTTCACTTCGTACACATACTTAAATTTCTCTTCTTCTGACCAATCCTTGAGATAGGAATTATCTTCATCGAACAGACGAAGATACTCTGCATCGTCGATCACTCGAGTAGAAGTGATCATTTCATCAATATGCAACTGACTAAACTCTTCAGCCTCGTTCATTGTGACAGTGTCCTTGGCATGTTCTGCACTCTCACATTCAACGACATATCGAACACGGTGTATCGAGATCGTTTCTACAAGATACTTAGTCATCGTCTTTCAATCCCATTTCTTTCAGTTGATCAGGAGTGCAATACCAATCAAGCAACAACTCGAGAGCATCGATCCGCTTCTGAATCTCAGCCTTGTCATGTTCAATATCTTCCCACTCAAAGATAGCAGGACGGCCACCAGCTTCAATCTCACCGATGCGATCCTTGAAGTTCTGATATGTTTCAAGCAGACTTTGAGCAGTAATCTTATCGGCAAGTTCGTAATCAATATCAATCGTAAATTTACTCATGCAATTATCCTTTCATGTACTTGTTTAATATGCTTACAGCGCCCGTGCGATGTAAATCCCATGCATTCACATGTCCAACCCTCGGCTGTCATCGTGGTAAGATAGGTAGTACCCATACAATTTGTATATGGCCATTGAAAACCCACCAAGAAGTGATTCTTGTTAAAGTTGATACCGTCAAGCTTCAAAGGCTTGCGATACCACTTGGATTTTTGAGGGCGAGATGTTTTTGTTCGATCAGTCATAAGTTCACCTTACTACAAAAATTCAATTTTGTAAACCCCCTAAAGCGAGAAGAATGAAAATTATAAAAAGAAATCCATAAAGAGCGAATTTAAAAAAATGCTTGGCGATCTTGAACCCGACCCAAAGGAAGAAGCCCAAGATCGCCAAGAACGGCAACGATAAGAGGAGGAACAAGAAGCTCAACCGCGTCTCTTACCAGTTGCCGGATCGGCCGCTTCAGACTTGGAAAGGACAACAAGTCCGCCTTTATTATAGGCTTGGCCGATGATATAATTGCCGCTGACGGCAAGCTTTTCTTTCTCGTAAGAGGAATTCTTTGTGTAGTTTACACCGATCTCGTTCTGAGAAGGATACCTTTGACGATGATCAGACACGTTATAATCAGGCATTGGAGTACCACGAAGCTTTGGCTTGTATTTACCAGCACGATACTCTTGATATTCTTCGAACGTCTTTGGCTTAACGCCAATGCGCTTGCAGAACTTACAATCTTCGAGCCAAGCCAACTGAATTTTGGTATGTTTGGAAGAAGTCACTTTAGACTTACGCTTACCATAATAAGTGGTCGTGTAAGCAGGACCGAGAAGATGCATTGTCATGATAATAGCCTCAAAAGTATGGTTGAAGCGACTAATCCACCTAGGGAATTTACAGGCATCGAATCGAGCCCAACCCAATTTACGAAAGATCACTCGTAGTCGCTTCAACCATTATCAGCTTACACTGATTTCGATTAATTGTACACAACTATTTTAGCTATAATTACTTAGCCCGCTCTTCGAACCACTCATCGTAGTCCTCCAAGACAGTTTCGTCGGTCCAGACATGCGCAGCGTTGCGGAACAAAGCGGCGGCCTGTTCGAAGCTGTAATCCCTACCAATTGACTTCAGATAGTCCTGAGTGGCAACAACGGCTGTATTAACGTGTGCATCAAACATTTTCAATCTCCTTAGCTTATTATTCATATTACCAAAGTTTTGATAAAATGTACATGCTTATTTTAGAAAAAAGACAAAAAAATGGGCGGCCCGAAAGCCGCCCATCATGCGTGTAGCAGGAGGAACCCCACCTGTGACCCTGCCTATTCCAGTCGTCAATTAAGACACTTGCCTCTTACACAGTTAAAACTGTATATCCACGCACCACATAGTGTACACCTATTTATACAAGTTCTTCAGCCAATTCTAAATTTTTTTTATCTGGTTAAAAAAAAGGTTGGAGTCTGACCATCGAATCCTCCGCCAAAGTTGAGGTGACGAACCATCTCCTTAGCTTTACACATTTCTAATCCCTTCAAAACAATCTGATCAGTTTTGATCTCAAGAATGGAGGCGCCATCAGTCGTTTGATTATTGTTTACGATCTTATAATTAACCATTAATCTTCTCCCATTTAAAACCAAAACAAAGTTCTTGCATTTTGCGATGAAACCAATTTGGTTCATTGCCTTCTTCGACCATCCACGTCACATTTTTCAATACCTTACATTTCCAAGTGTACTTCGGATTTTTAACGGTATTGATTATCCAATCTTGTCTGAGATTGCCAATCATTTGAAACCTGCAAATTTAATTTTCTCGAACTTACTGACTGGTTTCGACTCGTTTTCCATTCGATAACCAGAGGCGGAGTTGTCGAAGACTGGTCGATCTTCATCTTGTACAACATCGACTTGAGCTGAAGCTTCGACATTATACAGACGCATCTTCGAGTAGTCGACACCAATCACGAATCGCTTATGCACCGAAGGATCACCATAACGATTCTTCAACTGCTTGACCATGATCTGATTGAGTTGGCGTAACTCTTCGCTGGTAATCAAAGCAAACATAAAGTCTGCTGTTGCTGGTAGACCGAATGATTCAGAAGTATCTTCGAGACCAACATCAGAGTTACTAAAACCAGAACGATTAGTCTGAGTCGCCGAAACTATCGGGACGTTGAACTCGACGGCCAGACCTCTTAGCTCTTCGGCGATCGCCTTGATGTAGGTGTACGAGTTGACGTTCGACCCCGGTTTGATCCTCGACGACGCACAGATGTTCAGGTAGTCGATATAGATAATGTCGGGGATAAAGTTCTTCTTGATCTTCAATTCGTTCAAGAGATGTCGAAAGTTTGCGGATCCTGCGCATGCTGTTGGATACTCCTTGACAATGAGCTTACCTTTTGCTCGTTCTTTAACTTTCCCTACCAACTTGTAGTAGATCGCTTGTGGTAGTTCTTTCAAATCGTCGAGTGTAACACCAAGAAGATTGGCGTCGATACGCTCAGCGATTCTTTCTTCTGCCATTTCGAGAGTAATGTAGAGAACATTCTGACCTGACATCAAGTTGTGTGCAGCGCCATGACACATAAACAATGACTTGCCGACACCAGTACCAGCAAGAGCAATGTTCAATGTCTTACGAGGCAAACCGCCTTGAGTGATCTTATTAAAGTAGTCAATATCAAAACCGATACGAACTTCTTTTCGATGATAGAACTCATAACGTTCTGGCGCATCATTCAAGAAGTCGTGACCGATATTATTATCGAAAGAAACTCCAAGAGCATCAGTCAAGATTTGAGGAATAGCACCGACTGAGATACTATCTTTCTTGCTATCATCTACTAATTGAATCGATTTCATCAGAGCATTATATAGAGCCTTGTCTTTGCAGAACTTCTCAGTATTATCTACGAGCCATGCCACATCACGATCTTCAGACTTATCAAGGCCAGAAACAACTTCCTTCGCAAGCTTAAACTGATCATCAGACAGACCGCCGACATCATTGAGATCAATCTGGACAGCAGATTTTGTAGGAAAGTTGTTATACTTTCCCACATATTCATGAATGATAGAGAAGATCTTACGATCTACAGTATCTGTAAAGTACTCTTCTTTGAGGAATGGAATGACCTTACGACCGTACTCCTCGTTTTCGATAAGGTTTCCAAATATGATATGTTCAATTCTCATTCATCCTCCATCTCATAGACCGCTGCTACCTCATCTTCTTCTTGCATAATAGATCCATTCGATGCAGCATACTTCTTTTCAATGAACTCATTGAACTTCGAACACTGTAGAATAGGATTCCAGAAGCTAAAGCTGTATGTATCGGCGATACGATACGACTTTTCGAAGATCTCTCCAGTTTGCATATCAACCTTCTGAAACCAACCAACCTTTGGCTTGATGACATGACCAGACTCGAGAGCCATGTCAAGTAGACCAGACCACTTGCTGATACCTTCTTCCCATGATACTTCGATAGGAATCTTGCTCTTTTCTTTGACGAATCGAGACTTTTCGACGTTGATGATGAAGTTATAACCAGTCACATCCTTGCCATCTTTTTCTTGCTGACGTCCGAGAATGAAGATGTTATCGGCTGAGTAGTAGATACCAGTACCACCAGAAACGACTGCCTTCGAGTACATCTCTTGAGTCTGATATGTGTGATTGACCACGATCAGAGGAATATCCTTCAGATTGAGATGAGGCGTGACCATACGGAAG